GACCTTGTTTTTTGGAATCCATATTGCAAAGTCTCTCAAATCTCTAACTTCATTTTCAAAGCCAAGCGCATATTCGATTTTTATCTCCTCGCGTTTAGACCAGTATAATTGCCCTAATGGCTTATCCGGCGCATTCCCTGAATTACTTATATGGTCTTTAATGCAAATATAAGTTGCGTCATTTACTGTAGGATAAGCGACAATAGATTGTACCGTACCTTCTGGATAACCATCATTGTCGTAATAATTCTGGCCAATCGCCCAAACGGCAGTATCTTCTGTTGTGATAAGCCTTACCGTATAATAACTTCGGCCTGTATAATCTTCACTTTGCGGGTCTGCACTTGGGTCTGGATATGCCGGACATTCGATTATTTTGCCCCAAATTGTTGTTGCGATACCGGCCATTTTTGTTGCAGTATTTTTGACGACGGCTGATATTACAACCCCAGTATGCGGATTATTCGAGACCTGAATACTACCAGAGCCTCTAATATTACTTAATGCATTTAATCTCCGAATTATTTCGTTTATTTTTTCGGCGGTAATTTCTTGATATTTTTTAAGCTCGTTTATCATTATTTTCACCTCCAGGCGCAAAATTAGGCATTTGCCTGCCCGGATTAACTGTCGGCGGCAGTATATTCAAATTACTTTTGCTGCCGAGAATAATTTCTGCAGAGCGCGAACCGTTCGGGTCTTCTATATTATCGCCGAACCAATCTCTTGGCGGGTATAAATATAAATATTTCCTGTCCATCGATGAGCCAAAGTTGACGCCGTTCTGATAGTTCCAGCCGTTCTTGTTATACGCAAACGTAAAGTCGTACCTCCAACAAGCCGGCCTCACCCTCGTAATAGGACACCCAGTTAATAACCAGCAGCCTTCATCATCAAAGCTGTTCATAAATGGTTTATTCCACGGCAAATCGGTCACTGTTTGATAGTTAGGGCCTATCGCCCAATTTGCATATTTAAGTAAAAATCCCGTATAACCGTTTACAGTATTGATATTCGTTAATGCTTTTTCCGGACAAAATCTCGACGAATACAAGGAAATTCGTAATATAACTTCGCTGTTCTTAATAATTAAATTCGGAATCGCTCCATCTGTTGTCGTCGTATCTCCCGTATAGTCCTTATAAATATCCGCCCAATTTTTTCTTGCCCTCACCAGCGTAGAATTTTCAGGCCACGGTGAAGAAGAACTGCTCCAAACATCCACATAACAGTAATCCGTAGTTGTTCCAGTGTCCTCATCTTCTATCGCTATATTTGAATAAACATTGTCAAAAGATGAAACATCAAACGATTCCTGTATAGATGTTGTCGTGTCCTCGATATGCATAACATCATCAGTCGGCGACGGAGCTATCGTAGAAAATAAGCAGGCGATTTTCATATTAGTATTGTCCAATCGCTCCCCAATAATATCTGTGCAAAACATTTTTTTTGCCAAATCCTGGCGTGTTGCCATGTTTGTCCAAGAGCGGTCTGGCGACCAATGGTCTAACGACTCTCCAATATACGGCATTCGATTTATTCCGTCTGTCCAATTAGCAGCGTCCGTTGCTGTGCAGGTGAAACTTAATTCCACCGATACGCCTTCTATCGTATATCGCCATTTACAGCTGTAAAAATCCTGCGTAATCATCAATTAACCTCACCGACTCTCTTTGCGCCTTGTCGCCATAAATCTCGTTGCTTTTGCGATACTTCTTTTATTTTCCCGCCATAATGCAATTTTTGCAATGCGAAATTTTCTTCTGCAAGTCTTACTTCTCTCAAAGCAATAGTTGTATCGTAAAAGGATTTGCCGAAATCTGTAAAAATCCTGCCTATTCCCATCGCTATGCCTTTTAATATTCCTGCGGCAACAGGCAAACCAATATTGATACCAATATTTGTAAAAACCGGTGAGAATTTTTGAATTGCCTTCGATAATTCGTTTATAAGATTTTCAACAGCTTTATCAATCTGACCTCCGCTGATAAGATTTAACGAATCCTGTATCAATGCCAATGCGCCGCTCACGTGCTTGGCTATTGAATTCGCCCAATTCTGCACAGTACCGCTATTTGACAAAAACCAGTTTCCAAAGCGCTGCAAATAAGGCAATACCGCAAATCCAACCACTTCTGTTATATCGTCAAAAACATTTTTAATTCTCGCAAGAACGCCGGACGCCGATTGAGCAGATTGAACAGCGACATAAAAGGATTCAGCAGCCAATTTTTGAAATATTGCAAATTTTTGCGTTTCATTTTTTGCTTTTGATATAATAGGCACAAATCTCTGCAATAAATTAAAATCGCCCTGCATTGCCGCAAGAACAGCCTTCATTGATATACGCAAATCTTTTGAAAACACCGCGCTTAATCCTATCGCTGCCTTTGTTGCATATTCAATTTGTTCTGCCGTTAAGCCGCCCGACAAACCAAATTGCATAATGCTTTGCAATGCATCATCAGAATGCACCGTAATTTTTTGGAGGTGAGAAGATAAATTTTTAAGTCGTATAAAATTTTCCTGCGTATATTGACCGACGGATTGCAACGCTGCCGCAAGGCGAATATCAGCCTTTTCCTGTTCCAATGCTTGTTTAGTTGCATAAGCCAACGCCCCTCCAATACCGCCCGCAAGAAGCAAAGACTTAAAATTCAACAAGCCTCCTGCAATAGAGCTGACGCTTTTCAGCGACGCAGCCAATATACCTTTTGCCTTCGCAATCCCCGATACAAGAGGTGATAAATTGGCTCTTATGTCAACATAAGCCTCTGCAATTTTATTATCAGCAATACCCATATATTACGCTTTTTTATTCTTAATATTTTTGGGAAACATTTTTACCATAAATTCAGCCGCCGCCTTTCCGGTTAATGGCTTTTCTTCTTTTACGTTATATTCCATTTTAAGCAAATAATTCAACGAATTCATCACCGCATTGATTTTTTGAAAATCCCAATGCATAATTTCTTCAAATCGTATCGAACCATTTGAATAACGACAGATAAACATAATCGAATTCAATATGTTTCCTTCACAGTCATTATCAGCTATTTTTTTTTTCGCCCTCCTGCTGTGATGTTTCAATTCCGCCCATAATCTTTCCAGCAATAGCTCCGAGAGTTTCGTTGTCAAGATATTTCATATCCTGCCACGTAAATTCGGGCGAATTAGCCTGAATGGCATAAAAAACCAATCGCATTAAAACATTTATATCAGCCATCTCTTTTGTGAGTTCGCTTTCCGTAATAGTTATATTCGCGATTGTTTGCAGCACGTCCTTATAATCAATTATACCTATATCCTTGGCCGATTGAATTATTTCCGAGCGGCGCATATCTTTAATGTATCCGACTAACTGACCTAATATGTACGGCGATAATTTACTGACCTTATAAGTCTTGCCGTTTATCAGAACAGTATCTGATGAGCCGCCACTCAATACGTCCAAACTATTTAAATTATCCATTATGCGTTATTCCAGGTTAATGAGCTGTTGCCTTGAAGTTTATAAACAATTCTTGAAACATCATCAGGATTCTGAACGATGTTTAAGTCTGATACGATTGCAGTTCCAGATATATAATCATCTCCAGTCGCCGGATAAAAAGCCACAGAAACAGAGCTGCCGAGAGCTATAATAGCTTCCGATGTTGTCATTGGCGTTTCAATTTCCGCAGTCCACGTTAATAATCCGGCTGTGCGCTGAATTCCTATCGTTGTTCCCATCGGCGTAACATCAATCATATCCCTGCTTATTTTCAATGTCCATTTCGTCACAGTAACGCTTGCGCTGTTTAATGAGCCAGCCGTTATCTTTGCATTTACTCCGTGTATAGGTGCTGTTGCCATATATTTAGTCCTTTAATTATGATATAACGGTTGCACTATTGCCGACAAACGTATATCTAACCTTAACTACATCATCATTCGACGCTATAATCTCTGCGTCCTGACAATATGCCGTCGCCTGCCAGCTTCTTGACCCGTCAAGCCCCAAAGTCAAAGTGGCAGATGTTCCAACCACTGATACAATCCTGTCTGTTTCTGGGTCGCATAACGCGTCCACCGTAGCCGTAAAATCAACCCTGCCTGTTGTGTACTGTCTGTGCGTATCAGTGTTGCTCAATTGCGTTACATCTACCATTTCCTGATTGACTTCAAGCGTCCAGCTAACGGCGTCAAGGTCAACACTGTTAAACGACACAGAGCCGGTATATCCTGCTATCAAAGCCATAATTTAACTCCTAATAATCCAACATTCATAAAGTAAATCTGTTTGCATAACGTCGCCTATATACATAGCTGGCGATATTCTATCAAGCCCGAATTTCACGAGGCTATAATTTTCAATTGCGAAATTTTTTAAGTCATAGCAATTCGTTACCCCTTCCATCAAACTTGTCATATCATAACCGCCATCATAAAAGTTTACATACAAAGAAAATTTGACTTCTATCTTATAAAGCCTGCTGTTGCGGTCTCCGAGATACTGCTCGTAATCTATATCGACAATATCAAACACCAGATACGGCAAAGATGTATTCTGCGGCACGAATTTAAAATATATGCCGGACAACGCCGAATTTAATTCCTGACATTGCCTGAATTTATTTACAATCGCTTCTGATAATTCCTTGATAATCATTTTTGAGTTAATATCTTTCTTAATTTTCCCACATTTTTTGAAACCGCAGATTTAAGATATGGCCTCGCAGCCATTTTGTCCGTGCCTTTTTCGAGCCAAAGGCCGTATCTTTGATTAGTTCCGACACGCCCGAATACTCCGTTGCGGTCTTTAATAATTTCATAATCAATGCTGTTTCTCAGTATTCCAGTATCAACATTAGGAGGCTCACCCGGCACGCTTGACCAGTGAACATTCTTTCCTCTTTTATAAGGAATGTATCCTGATGCACCTGAACCGAATGAAGTTTTAATATAGTTTAATAAAAATTCACAGGCCGCAATCATACTTCGCCTTTGATGACGTTCAAGCTGATTTATAAATTTTTTATCGTACCATTTAATCATCAAATTTCCAATAAGCAATCTATCTGCAAATGATTATCTCTTGCGCCGGGATTATAAACACTTAAAATCTCATAAGTATTGCCGTCATAAATCAATCTATCGCTATTATTTATTGTAGATGTATCAGCGTTATAATCCAAGAAAAATCTAAAAATGCTTTTTTGCGTTGTCCTTGAATATATTACAGATTCCTGCAAACTCAACGCCGATAAACAGCAGGGGACATCGGTTAATTTGTCTTCGTAATTTTTAACTTCCGCTCCTATTGAATTTTGAGAGCTAACTAATCTTTGTATCGTACAGGTCTTATTTAATAAATTAGTAAGCATATTTAGATAAACTCACATACGGGGCAAGCAATTCAGTTAAAGTTTTGAACATCGGCCTGTCAATAGTCAAATTGCCGCTTGAATAACTATAATCGCCAATAGATTCTGATGTTATATTTGAGCTGATTTTTCTCTTGTCAAACCAGTATTTAACAAGTTCAATACACGCCATTTCCAAATCAGCCGGTATTGTTGAATATCCAGCCGTATATTTTACAATGACTTTTTTGACGCCTCTATTAGGAATGGAATTTAAATAAATTATTCCTCTTTCATTGTCGCTTCTGTATTCATCTTCAAACTCTTCGGGTAAACAAAAATATGCGTAATTATTAAAACAATCCAGCCTGCCCTCCGGCAATAATTCTATCGGGTCGTAATTGCCATAATAATCAGATAGTAAATCAGCCGTCCATCCTTTACCAAGACTATTTATCGCTGATACAAATAAACTCATTGTTGAATAATTGCTCAATGTAATAGAATCATATCCGTCGTTTGCCCCTCCATAAACTTCAAGAGTCATTGTCGGATTTGCTAAATCAGTATCATCTATCCTTACTCCCGCCCTGTATGCGTCCGAACTGGAATTGATGATTTGCACCGCCGCAGTTCTATCAATAGAAACGTAATCAATATTCGTTATCGGTCTCTCTTTAAGAACTATTTCATTATCAACTCCAAATGTGTCAATAAATTCTCTATACGTGCCGGAAATTAAAGTTCTTCCAGTAAAATTTTGTATAAATTTTACTGCTCTTGCCTGCAAATTCGTTAATAACGTATCGTAAGTATCAGCAGATAATCCTAAATATTCTTTGATGTTCGACAGCGTGGTCAATGACCCGCTCGATACCGCCGCGGCGGCAGAATCTGCTCCAATAACCGTGAAACTGTATAATCTGACAAGGCTCTTTGTATCTACTGTTGCTGTAATTCTTATTGTATATGATTTATAAGCCTCAAATCCGCTTGCTGCTGTAATTGCAACCGTTGCCGCATATAAGCCCGTTAAAGAACCTAATCGACTCATCGTGCCGAATTTAATCGATGTCGATGTGGTATCTTCATAAATGGCATAATTTACGTTTCCGGTCGGAGCTATCGCCTGCCCTTCTGAATCAAGACATTGAATAGTAAACGTTAAATTCTTTGTTAATATTGCAATTGCAGGACAGCCCATAATTTAATCTCCTAATCTCGGAGCGCTAACGCCCTCATTAAAGCATTCTCCGACAGTTCCCGTTGTTGTGTGGTCTATAATCGGCTCATCCAAAATTGCATCTGCAACATCACCAGCAGACAACGGAGTCGAACCGTTTATCGTCGTTATGTCATTTATATCATAGACCCATCCCTTGCACCCAACAGAAGTATCAGAAGAATTTGAACTCTGAACATATATTGATACAAAATCGTTTTCGTTAAGTATAATTCCGTCAAATTTGATAATATGATAAAATGCGCTTATTGTATATTGACTCACCTCCAATAACATTGTGCAGTTATCGTGCGTATTGGGCTTAATTATTGGCTTGAATGTTAAATTACCGCTGCCATTTAATCCAGCCGCATCGTTGCCTGTTTGAATATAAACGCTAATTCTTATAGGATTACTCCCTGTGTTCGTATAAGACTCCGACGTGCCGTCCAGATATATATACGCTCCAGAATATAAATTAAATGTCGTTTCAGTGCCAGACGTTAATAATCTCATACAAATACCGCCCTGCCCAATTTAGTTATAGTTCCATTTGTTATGTCATTATCGTATTTACAATTCGATTCTTTAATAAATCCGCTGCCGATATTTCTCAACGAATAGCAATATCCATTTTCATTTGTACCTGTTCTCTCAACGTTTATTGATGTATCATCGGCAAATATTTTGGTCGCTCCTGTATTCAATATTCCTGCAACCCTTACAGCAACACCACTCCCGCCTTCTGTTCCTGATAAATTTATATTAACATTTTTTGCGTGTATTAAATTCGTATTGTAATTCGGGAAATTGGCTTCATCACTGAATTTTGTAAAATATCCAGATAAAATTCCAAAAACGTACGCATTTGGAGACTTTATCTGATTAGGCAACGTATAGCTTACATCAATATCAACATTTTTTATATCGCAAATATAATTTCCGTAAGGATTAGGCGCGCGTATGCCGCCAAAAAACATTAATGCAGCAGAATATTCACTCTCATAAGCCGACGTGCTTATCTGCATCGACGAATTTTTTATAACGCAGTTTCTATAGATGTATAAACCGAAAGCCCCATCTTCCTGATGTGTTGTGTGATAATTACACGACAAGTCGCAATTGTCAATATGCGTATTGCTATATATATAGAGAGCTGCGCCATAACAGCCTTTTAATGTCGAATTCTTTATCGAATAAGAAATCGGCGACTTTAAATTAGACACTTGTACAATTGTTCGATGATAAACATTTATTTCGCAGTCATCAAATTCGTTTATGCCGTCAAAATCAAGCTTCTGCTTATCTGACGCGTAAGATTCGTGAACGGCTCCGTTCATCGACAAACCAGCCCCGCCAGTTTGTATTATTTTTATTTTATTAAAATAATTATCACCGTTAAATCTTACAATTCCAGCCAATAGCTGCGCCGCCCAGTTGCTAATTCCCTGACTATTGGTTATAGTTCTTTGATATTGTATCGTTGCATAACCTCCATTACCGTATAAATCAACATAACAAGGGATATTGCTGCCGTTGTTATTTTTTACGGCGTCAACATATAAAGGAGCTCCGTAAGTATAATCGGTCATATGCACGCCGCATAACCACTCGTTATAAGTACCTGCGTCTATCAGAATTTTGCACCTATTGGCGGAATCAATATTTAAGCCGTCGGCGTATTTAAGAGCCGATGTGATTGTCTTAAATCTTTTGTCCGCTCCAACGTGCAGCGTATATAAATAGTTTCGCGCCATAGATATTTAGTTTTTCACATAGACAGGCTTCCAATTGCCATTCTCAAACACCCATTCGATTTGATGATTTGCTATAGAGTTAGGGTCTTTGTTAATAGTTATGGCGATAATGTTAGTTTGAGCAAGCGTTCCGTCTGTGCTGTATAAATTTATAACGTATGTACCGTTTTCATCTCCGGCGAGTCTCCACGTAAGAATTCCAGATTTGCTATGCCAATATGCTTTACATTTTGCAGGGCTATTTACATCAATATTAAACATTTCAACAGGTTCAACATCTCCGCTAATTAACGGCACGTCAAACATATTCGGGTCGGGCTTTAATCCGCAATGCGGCGATTGGATAACCACTGCCGTTATTAGGCCAATTTTCTTTTCGGGCTGTTTCACGCCCCAAAACGGTTTATATCCAGCAGCAATTGCACTGTCCCAATCGTTAAATTTAACGACATTCTTGGCAGCGATTCGATTTGCCATTATGCTATTCGGCTCATAAAAATATTTCCCGTTTTTTGACGCTATGTATTCAGCCTGTAAACAACAAATAATAACGCACAGAACTAATATAATTATCAAAAAACTAATTTTCATTTTTTTAGTTCGAGCAAAATATCAATTTTGTTTTCGATGGCATTTAATTTTTCATCGATGTTTTTATGCTTTTCTTTGCAAAGTTTCTCCTCGACAAGATGACCGATTGACACATTGAATTTTTCAATCGCATTGTCAATCCTGTCGTTTTCTTTGGTTATATGCTGCAAATAGTGAGCAATAAAACCGCCAAGTACAATTGTGATAATTCCAGAAAAAAAACCAGTCCAACCGCTCATAATGTCTCTGTGTTGTAAATCTAATAAACCTATTTTTATGTTCATCACGCCAAGCACGGGAACTAAAAAAAATATGCTTTCAATTACCGCCTGCATTATGTCGTTTCCTTGTAGTAGAAATAAAAATTGCCTTTTTTTGACACGCCTCCCAAAACTACTTTAACGCCTATATATCCATCATAAATTGTATTTTCAAAATAGCTTGATATACATCCGTAAACATTTGTTGTCGTCGACGCCACATTTAAATTTAAAAATAATCTTTCTATGGCCACTATGGCCGATGGATCAAAATGGCCGGATAAAACCTCTGGTACACAATACACATATAAATCAAATTTGTTTGACATAACCGGTGTATCCGGCACATATATAACTTGATGTAGTTTGCCGTTTAATTTATTTGCGTCGATTGCAATAAATGCTTGGAAACTGCTTGTCGTTATGTTAATATGTTTGATGTATATTGAATTTTTTCTATATTCATTTTCAGCATTTAACGTCCCCGCATAAACAGTCCACATTTTCACCTCCAGTACAGGACGATAACGCCGCCCTTTGTGTCGCCCGCATTGCTAATTACCAAATTAAGTTTGCCGGCAAATACTGGCGAACCGTAATATTGAGTCCCATTTGTCAATATCGGAATTCTAAGAACCGCCGTCGCATTATAGAGATTAGCTCCAGTGCCGAGCAGTAAATCTGCACCTGTTAAAACATCGTTAATTTGCACATCGTACAAATCTGTCGGCCGCGTGCCGCCGCTATCCGGCGAGAAAAATACCATTGATATTTGCCCATCTATATCAACGCTCGTAGTATAATCAACAGAACCGTCCGAAGCACTTTGCCAATCAAGAATTAAATATTTAACAGAACGATGAAGTTGAGCGGTCTCTGATACTGCTTGCGCCATAAAATACCTTTCTAAATGCATTCAGGCGGGCTTAAAAATTTACTCCAAAGCCCGCCCGATAAAATAAATTTATTTACGCGTTAGTCGAAGCTGTCCAGCTGATGAGCATTCCCTTTTCGCCAGCCAAATTGCAAACGTACACAGGGTCAAACAATTGAAACGTCGCACCTGTTACTGCTGTTGTAATATTAGCTGCATTGTCCTGAAGCATAATTTGGACATTGGGGCCGATAGTTCCTGTGCTGCCGGTAATTGTGTCGACGATTGCTATATCTGCAGAATTTTCAGTCCAGATTAAACAGTCGTGTACCCATAGTCTAACAGCTGCAGTCGTCTTAATGTTGATTGCGCCGACTGCAAAGTTGCCGTAAAAATAACTGTTTTTAATTTCGCAATCGCTCAATCCCGTCAAAGCTATCGACGCATTTGTGCCGGCATTAGCATCGCCGATGTGTCTGAATCCGTCGATTAACAGTCTATCAGCGTCAGCATTCGCCAACAATACATCAGTTGCCTGCCCCGTTGAATCCATATATTCGCAGTTAATGATAGACACATCCGCCGCAGTCACAGATATACATCCGGTTGTTGCGTCAATACCGCCCACAAATCTTAAATTTTGAATGCTGCACCCGGCAGCAGATATAGCACAACATCCGGACGTCGCCGTAACTGTGAGCGTCGGCATTTTTTGTCCGCTTTTCAAGCCAATAATTGATACCCCAGCAACATCAAGAGCAATGCTTGTCGCCGACGATAAATTTTCTGCGTGATACGGATGTACATAAATAACATCGCCTTTATTTGCCGTGCATTTATTTATTGCTGCGTCAATTGTATTTAACGCATTATCCCAATCAAGTCCGCTGGCAGACGCAGACCCACCGCCGCTATATACATAATAAGCATTGCCCGAATACATCGGCGGGTTTATCACAAGGCTGCCGCCTAACCATTTACTATTCAATGGATTTGCCATACTTTAAGTTCCTTTCTTTTTGTATCACCTCGTCCATAAACGGCGGCAAGACATAACATCCTGCCGCCGCAAGGAGGAGGAGAAGAAAATATTTTACGCTAACGCCGTCGGCATTATAGCCGCCGAATATCTCGGCTCTGACATTATCGCCACGATACATCCTAACGCGCTGTGTGAAGATACCGTACCTGTTAATTGCGCCCAACAGTACGGATAAGCATCTGTTGGTCCAAGGTCGCTTGCGTCAATTTCCCAGATGATTACTCCGCCGCCGGTATCATAATCAATCGTACCGCCCGAACCAAACGCCACGCCAGACGCACCATACGTCGCCAATGCACTAAACGTATCGCCAGCCCCAAGACAATATCTGTATTTGCAGGCAAATGCAGTTCCCGTAGCACAACCAGCAGCAGTTGTTGCCTTTTTCCATACAGGCGTTACGGCTGATGATGTATTAGTCACGCCCAGCGATAAGATTACCGTAGCGTGGTTATAATTCTTAAAGCTAATAGGCGAACTTGATGTGCCGAGAACATAAGCGTTTAGGTCTATTGCAGGCACTATAACGCTAACCTGATTTTCGTTTGTAAAAGTCATTTTTAACCTCTTTCAAAAAAAGTTTTAATTTTAAGACCTTGTCTCCAAGATTACAAAACTGCCCAAAGTTGTAGAGCCGTGTTTAGGCGTAAGAGCAGACTGCTCCCAAGGCTGTCCATCGTATCTCATAACAAATCGATAAGCAGTCTCATCAGACACGAACTGAACGTGCAAGCTCACATCATATTTCACACCGCCTTTTTGAGCAAACAAATACTGGCTAAAGTCGCCCAATATGATATCGCCAGCCTTGCCAAGAGTTTGGCAATGTTCGGTCAAGTATAACGGCCTACCCAATATCGACAAGTACGGTGGCTGCGATATATTCTGGACGAGACCGACTGCCGAGCCACCCGTTCCAACGTTCAACGCCAAAGAAGCAAGCTGCGGAAATGCGCTCGGATGTGCCGCCCAAATGGCATTAGCGAGGCTTCTCGGCTTTAATCTGCTATACATACTTGTGATATTACTAAACTTTATAGACGCAGCTTCCTGGCCGGTTAATTTAGCCTGCGATACCGTCCCCGAAGCATTTAAGATACCAAGCGGCATACCTGCGCCTGTGCCGTTAATTATGTCGTCGTCGACCTGAAACCTTATCGCCTCGGTAAACATTCTGCTGATAAGCGGCCCCACAGTTATCGGCGAGTCTTCAAGCAATTCGTCCGTAACATAGCACAAGCCGATTAGTTTTTTAAGCTCAAGTGTAACTTGGCCGAATGCCGGTTTACTGCCGGTTTTAGTTCCGCCTTCAGCAGGTCTGTATAGTGCAATTCCGCCGTACGTACTTGACGCGTGCGATGAGACATTCACCGTTGGAATCTTCACCGAATTTGAGCCAATCGGAATCGACTGACATCTTGACTGAAAAACAGTTTGCTCAAGAGCGTCCATCAGTAGTTGAGTCCTGAACTCTTCAGGAACTAAAAAGCCGCCGTCAGCTCCTACACTTTCGGACATTCCAGTCGCTTTGACGTGGTTCGTCCATTTTGCCAGCTTGGCCGGCATACCATTGTATTTTTCAGCAAATGCGACATCTTTTAAGAACTCACCGAAGCTGTCGTACTCGGCGTTTTTCTGGTAGGAGTTCCTTTCCGGCTGCGGGTCAATAATGCTTTGCGGCTTAATTTTATTCTTCGCCAAAGCTTTATTTACCGCTTCTTCTACGGCAACTGTGATTTTTTCAGTGTCACTTTCGTTAAATTCCCTGACGGCTATGCCTTTACCGTCATTTTGCATTTTTTGAGTATCTACAACGCTTGCAGTACCGTCGTTAATCAAATGTTGAACTTGAGAATCTTCAGCTTCGAGCATTGTCCCTGCTTTATACGCCGTAGTCCCGTTAGTCCAGTCTTTTTGTAATTGAATAATCGTTTTCATTTTTTTATTTCCTAATTTTTTAACTTTCTTTAATTATCGCGACCTCATTATTATTTACCGGCTCTAAAATCCGGCTCGCCTAATAATTAGCCGCTCTTACCTAATCTTCTGTAAATCGCTTTTTCGGCGATTTCAGCTATGTCTTTATGGCTTATTTTTTTTTCTTCAATTTCGACAACAGGAATTTCAACTGGCCTGACGTCTACTATATCTATGATACGCGCATCTTTTATTTCTGGTAAAGAATTTTTTTTGTCATCGAATTTTTCGGGCAACTCAGTCTCATCAATTTCATCAATAATCTCACATTGCGTATCATCTTCGTTTTGGATTTTAATATTAAATTCCGTTTGCATTTCCTCGCTTAAATTTAATTTATGAGATTTAACAGCTTCTGTTAATGCCTGTGGATTGGCTGGTATAGCCACCCCTGAAAATTCATACATTTCCCATTTGCTAATAATCTTTCTTGCGTTTTTCCAGGCTCTGTTCTTTTTAATATCCTCATCAGTCGGTATTCGGCTTTCTATCGGAATAAATCCGACGCTAAATGCGTTCAGAAACCCGCCCTTGTATAATTCATATATCTCATCAGCCTTCTGGCTAACACCTATCGGCGGAAAAACAAACTTGGCGATAATTCGGTCGGATAATTTCTTAATCCATTTCGTTTTTCCAATTGGCGGCACTGTCGGATTATGCGACCACAGAACCACCGGATTTTTTCTATAAAAATCAAGAATCGCCCCGCTTGGCAACAAAACCTCCTTGTCCCTGTCAACATCAGACGTTGAAATCGTCGCCGTTATACTGCGTTCGTCGTCAAGGCTTTCTATTTTTTTTGCGCAAAATTGCTTTCTCGTAATGCCGTTCATTTTTTTTGTTCCTGTAAACCAAAATCATTTTGTTTTTTCTATTCGTATTCATCACTTAATATCGACACCATCGAACATCTGCAATTAGGATGCAAAGGGGGGTGTTCGATATCCTCGTAATCAATATTTAATTCGCCGCCTTCCTTACCGCGAAGAATATCTCCCTTATTAAGAAAATTTTCATTCAGTTCTGTTATTTGGTCGGCCATACTTTCACAATATTCGCACAGCCTGTCATCATCAGTCAACAGCCATTTTTTGCCGATAACAACACCATCAGTCTGCTTCCACCCTTCTATTGTTCCCTGATTATACGCCCATATCATTTCAGTACGGGCTATTCTTTCTGCCGCATAATCTTCAATGTCGTCGAATTTTGATTTTATTACGCCGGCTATTTCCGCAGCGCTCATATTATCATTTATTGCGTTAACAATCAGCTCTCTAATCATATCTGCCGTTCGCCGAATAAATCCTGACACCATACCTTGACGATGTTTATTTATTACAAGCGGAATATTTGCATTTTCAATATCAAAAACAAAAGAGCGGGGTTTTTTATTTATTGTTTTTTTGCCCCCACTAATTCGGCGGTTAATATCAGCAATAGCTCTCTGTCCGGCATACTCAATCACAATTCGCCAATACGGAGTTAAATCATTTCCTATTTGTTTGGCTAATAACTGTCCGTTCAATGCTCCAGATACGACATCGTCAGGGTGCAAATTCCCGCCGCCTTTAATTTCATTGACAATTCTGTTTTCAATTTGATTTAACAGTGATTTTACAGACCTCGTCATTCTTTTGATTATTCGAGGGATAAATCCGGCTGACGGCAAATCCTTTATGGATTTTTCATTTTCGACATTTAATGATTCGTCGTTGCCTGCATCCATCGTATTTGTCAAGGAAAACATATTCATTGGCGCATCACCCCAAGATACAGGCGGCAAACCAAGTCTGCCACGTTCTTCATTTATGGTGATAACACCCATTCTTAAATTAACTTCTCTTTCTTTGAGCAGATATTCTTTATCTTCAGGTACGCAATTATCAAACGCAACAAACAAATCGTCGGAATAAATCGGCAGAATTTTTTCGTTTATCTTCTGCTCTATTTTTTTTAGCTTTGGCGAAATAGTATCTTTATAATATGCGTAATCGCCCGCCTCCGCATTTGCTCTGTTCACGTCCTCAACAGTCAATTTGCTCAAAGGCACACCAAATATCGCCGCGATTTCTTCTTTTGCCACCTTTCGACCAGACAGATAATTTATCTCTCTGGGGCTTAATTGTAATTGTTTTATATCCGTCTTTCCGGCAAAT